CCATTGTACTTGTGCAAGTTCCGTAGAACCTTCTTCAAAAACAAGTTGTGCTGTTTCAGAGCCAGTGAAGTTGCCTGTGTTACCTAAGACAACATTTGATCCTGTGCCTGTTGAAAAATCTACATCCCCATCCACAGTCAGCCCATCGCTGGTTAAAGTCCCAGTGATGTCTACACCTGTGCTGGTGCTGGCGAGTTTGGGTGAACCGTCGTAATATAAAGTAACAGCACCGTCCACATCAAACGTAGCCATCAATTCTGAAGTGCCTTTATCTATGCTTACGCCAGTACCATCGCTTGTAATGTGTAACTTTCCAGTGCCAACATCCTGAATGTAACTATTGTTAGCGTTATGGTAAATCTGCAAATCAGACCCAGCGCCAAAGATAGCTTTGTCGTTGTCGCCGAAGGATAAGTTACCCGTCATGGTATCGCCAGTGATCCTGACAAAACCAGTAGCTGTATCTAGGGCATTCTTAAGTTCACTAAAGACTATTTTCTTAGTTTCAGTTGCTGATGTATCTACAATAGCTATTGCATCATCGTCAGCTACGTTAGCCCCAGTAAGGGCTGTTAATTCTGAGATCTTTTGATCTGCCATTTTTATTATTCCTTATCCCTTATCTAAGTTCAGCCCATTGATTGGGAGTTCCCCCAGTTACATAATACCAGCCGCCCTCTGGAACAATAAATGAGCAGTAACAGTTAAAAGCCCCTTGAGTACCTGTTCCACCTACTTGAATGCTGCCAGTAGTCCCGCTTGGGGTTGACTCCTGTGAGTTCCAAACAAAAACTTGACCAGTGCCACTAGTAACTTCGCCCACATTTACCGTGATAGGTCTTCCTGTAGTGTTTCTGTAATGCACCAAAGCTGACCTACCAGTCGGGAAATCTGTCCATGTTTGCCCAATACCTACAGCCAAGTCACCTACAACCTCAGTTGCTGATGCAGCCACTTTAGCTGGTGACACAAGGCTTTCAGTAGTTCCTGTACCAGTTTGCCATGTAGATGTAGCTTGATCTCCGATTACACCTGTTGGGGTGCCAGAAGTACTGACTACTTGCGTATCATCTAAGACTTCAAAACCGTTGGTCTGATGTATGTATCCTACATTAAGATAAGTTGTTGTAGTGTTGCTTCTTATCTTAAGAAGCTGGTCATCGGTATCATAAAACCATTGATTAGGAAATGTAGCCGTAGGTACACCCGTACCTGAGTTATTAGTAGCTATAGCCTCAAGAACATTGTTAATGTCGGTTCTAGCATCTGATGCTGTTTGATTAGCTATGTTATAGTCATGTTGTGCCATATTAATATTCCACTGTCCCTTTAAATCTAAATACTTGAGGTGTTATATCTGGATTACCGTTTGACAATATCAGCCTAAACCTAAAGTATCTCCCTGTTACCTCACCTGTTGCTGTAACCCAATTATCTGAGAAGGTGGTTGTATCACTTGCGTCTACCTGAACCTGAACGAAGAAGTCATCGAAAGCTGCATTTTCATCCGTCCAAGTGTCCCAATTATCAGGCCATGTACTCCATACTTGAGGTATATCATCCCAATATATCTCGTCAAAGTTAGGGGCAACGACATTAGAGTCTGATCTATCGAACTCTATTTCATAGGAAACTCGAACTGTTCTGGCAGACCCTGCATCTAAATATTCAACATCGTTATAACCATCAGCTTCTACGCTGTACGTTCCGGTAGATCCTGAAGAAGAAGAGTTATCTAATCTAATACCCTTTTGCCAACCATATCCAGTACCCGCTGATTGAGCTTTTACATATATGTCATCGTTTACACTATAAGTAACCCCTGTAGTATCAGCTACAGCATTCCAGTCAGTAGTCCCTAATGATCTAATTCTATAGACCCTGCCTATTACCATATCACCAGAATCCACATTGGTTTGGGTATATAAAATGGTAAGTATGTTACTTACAGCACCAGTGTAGGTATCCTCTGTGCTTTCTATTTCGTCTAAAGTGGGTAATTCAGAGGGCTGTACAACTACAGAGACTGGATTATCTGCCCTATTGCCTGACTTATCCCAAGTCTCTAAAAAGAAAGTACCACTTATAGCTGGGTAAGTTATAGAGGTAGCTGGTCTAGCAATTTTATTTATAAGTATTTGAGAAGTACTATCATAACTTGCGGTAGTTGATGGGTTGTACCGTAATCTATAGAAAGATAGGTCTAAAGAATCTGAGGCAGTCCAATTAAAGAATAAGGTTCCTCCAGATAACTCCTTGGTTAAGTTTGATACGTTGTTTGGTTTTGAAAAGTCTGGTTCAACGACTGGAGAAATGGTTTCAAATTCACCTTTAATACCAAAGGCGTTAATAGCTCTGGCTCTTATATCATAAGTTATAGTTGAAGTCGCTAAACCCGTGTTGGGATCAATGTCTGGTACTTTAATATCTATAATCTCAAACCTACCCAAGTCTCCTGTAGTTAAGGTAGAGTAGTTACTATCTGTTGATAACTTGTACTCAACTTCAACGTAGTCTATTCGTTCGGGAGAGTCTGCGGTAACATCAATAACAAGAACATTGGTTAAGTGTTCATTGATAATTCTATACTCTTGACTGCTGGTTAAGCCTATGTCTGGTACATCAAATGGTGATGGTAAGGTTGTATTATCACTCTCGTATACTGCACCATCGGAGACTTCATCAAAGACAGACTCACTGATTTCTCTAAGGGACATGTTGACTAGGATGTCATAATCACCTTGTACACCAAAGTCCCAAGTGACAACCTCAAACTCTTTGTTAGTCCAGCCAAATCTTGTGTTACTTAGGCGTATAATGTCACCTACTTGAACTTGGAAAGCCCTAAGACCAAAGGTAGCTTGTACACTAAGCTGCTGCCTATTACGTTCTAAGGTTATAAGCCCTATACGTCTAGCTTCAGTTGTGTTGTCTGTGAAAGGTAACTGTAAGTCAACTACACTCTCTTGACCACCATCAGCATCTAGGAAGGTGTTATAAGCACTTGAGTTAAGGATAGGTACTTGAGGGAAGTCAGAGGGCTGATAGTCACTCTCTGGGCCTCTGAATGTACCTTTGACTACATTAAAGTTATCTCTTCTTGAGTGTCTAGTACCAACTGATATGCCTGATCTTAAGTCATCCTCATTAAGATCTAATACTGGGTCTGTGTAGTAAGCTGGCTTCATTCTCCACTTACCCTGAGCATACCAAAGTAGTCCACCCATAGCTGTAGATAAGTTCTGTATAGCATCGTAAGGTGTAGTGTTAGTAGTGAATGCACCGTTAAGGGAGAACCTAGTACCACCTGACAGAACAGGATAGTTTAGATGGTCACAGACATTAGCAGCTATAGTAACAAGATCATCATCTACATTCTCAATGTCCTCACTGATACCGTAGTTATAGATAGTTGTGTTGTCTCCACCTTTACCTGACGTAATATAATCCCTTAAGCATAAGGCTGGGTTGTCAGACCAAGCTGTAGTACTTGTACGGGGATCATAGACCTTCTTACCTTTAACTATAGCTGTAATTTCAGGTACACCATTAGGGAATACATCAGCGTCATACTCTAACATAACGTAGAGATAAGCTGTAGTTAATAGTTTACAGTTTACATCCCACTTTGCAGGGGGAACTACACCACCTAGATCTGAAGATGTAACGGCGGTCTGTGTAGCAGTACCTAACTTCTTAACAATGCGTACTGCTGGTCTTCCTTCTCTAGTGTAGAACTTACCGTATACATTGTCATTACCCGAATCAGTAACCTCATTTCCAGTTAAGGTTATTTCTTCGTCGTTTAAATAGATAGTCTCAAACTCTTCTACTTCATGTCCAGCGAAAGCTAGTACACTGTGTAAGTATTTATTGTTGTCTGTAGTACCTTGAAACACTACACCGCTGGCTATTCTAGTCTTACCGTAAATAACCTGATGAGGCATAGTTGAGCCTCTTTGAGTTATTAGATAACCTTGGTCACCACCGCTTAATTCTGGTTGTGGCATTAATGCTTTGGTTAATGTGGATGTTCCAAGAGAAAAGGCATAAGCTGCACTTGCAGACTGAGTAGCAAATTGTAGTTTTGTTAGGGTAGAACCTGCTGCTGGGCCAACATAGTATGCAACAGCAAAAGCAACTGCCGCTGTAATCGCAGCCCCTAGTTGAGAGTCCCTATCTAATAGATCAATGTCTAAACCGAATAAACCCATTAGCTTTCAGAACTCCTACCCCAAGCAAGTTTCTGGTCTTGCATACTAGCTACAAAATCAAATCCTGCATCATCACTTGCACCAGCTATATCCCTAGATCTTTGGTACTCAGCAGTATACCTAGCAACTCTAGCCCTTTCTAAGTCAATCAACTTGTTCTCAACCTTAATTTGAACAGTACCTGTGTCTGCCTCTTCAGCTATATTCATCTGATCCATGTAACCAGTAAATATTTCGGTCAGACCAGTTGACCTATCCTCTAGCTCAATACGTGAGCCATCTTCTAGTAAGATAAAGTTAGCACTTTCTTTCTGTAGACTGCCCTTAGCAAACATACCAAAATATATCTTACAGGTTCTACCTTGATATGGAGTACTAAGAGCTAAAGCTAATACCTCAGAGGGTAAACCTGTAATAGTAATATCTGCACCCCTAGCAGCAGTCTCTGTAGTCTCCTCAATAGCAGAAATTCCTAACAAAGTACCAGAACCTGTCCAAGAAACTCCCTCAAAGGTAAGAGTACCTACGCCAGTCCATAAACGTAAGATATCGGATCTAGTGACCGTACCTGTGCCAACTCCAACTCCAGTAGCTACAAAAGAGGTTCCTACGTTATTATCTGCTGAGCCTACGAGAGTAAAATCTGTAGTACCTACAGAGGAAATAGTATAAGTTTCACCTACAACGAAAGACCCAGCGGTAACAGTTATTGTATTACCATCAAAGTTCATCTCAACAGCAAAGAAGGGGTAGACTACATTATCATCTAATGCATCAACTATTGTGTCAGGTAGAACTCTCGACATTACTGTAGGGCCTCTATTGCATCAAAGGATATACCATAGAAACTAGCATTGTCTATCGACCAAGAAGTGGTACTATTGCCAAGTCTAAAGACCCCTTTAGGACTACTGTAGATCACAGTCTCACCTGAGTATGTACTTCTTAAGTCAGGCCAGATCTCTAAATTACCATTACCACTTTGATCTACTAATACTTGGTGTAGTCTAGCAGCAGATCCTGTACCTAATTGAATATAGTCACCAGCTAGTAGAGTGCCTGTCATAGTAACTGATACTGTGCTATCCCCTGCTGTACCTGACAAAGTAGGAGTACCACTCACTGTACCTCTAGGTGTAACATAGTCAGGGTCACCCAGTAGAAATGTCCCTACAGAACCCTTAAGGGCTACCAACATAGCTTTCCAGTCAGCAGCTAGATCCCTACGCACTGAAGGAATACTAACTGAGGCAGACCAGATTTGACCCTGATGGGAAATAACCTGTTGCTTATATGTAAACGGAGACTGAGAGACAGCTACAGCATTTACAGCACGTAGTTCAATACTCTCTATGCCAATAGTTGTAGGTGTATTAAGAGG